CAGATATTAATAAGTATGCGATTCATACTGAAGTAAAATATCATGTTACTTCAGTTTATATACAGCAAGGCGAATTACCTAAAAATCGTATAATTAAAGCTCGAGTTGAAAATTCAGAAAATGGTATTAATTGGAAAGGTATTGCTCTTTTAACTATACCAAATGATGCTGATGCTCATTGGTTAGATATTAAACAAAGTTATCCTGCTAGATTTTGGCGTATAGTTCCTATCCAATATGTGGGAACTGAAGATGATTTATGGATTATCAAAAAATTATCATTCTCCGAATATACGAAAACTCATATAAGCAATATCCAAGATGATATGGCTTTCTTAGAAAATAGAGATAGAAGTTATTCAATTGATCCTATAGTTATCAAAGCATTTTATAATCAAGTTGATGTAATGACAGAATTTAGTGCGATGGGTTTAAATTTAAATAACCAATATAATTTTAAAATGGGTTTTAATATGGTCGTTCAGCGTTTAAAACGACCTATTGTTATTGGTGATATTATTGATGTTTTATGCGAAGTTCAATATGATACAAATTTAACTCCAGTTAAAAAATATTTAGAGGTTACTGATGTAACTTGGGATAGTGGTGGTTTTACTCCTGGGTGGCAACCAACCTTATATTCTATTACAGCTCAACCAATGATCGCAAGTCAAGAAACTATGGACTTAATGGGTGATTTAAATAATGACTTCTTTGATAGTATCGGTGAGTCATTTAATACTACTGCATTAAAATCATCTAAAAAAATTAAAGCGGAAGCTAATACATTAGTTCCTGAAGTTGGTGGTAGCTTTAATGATGCTAAACAAATCGATGCTGAGACTATTCGCAAAGGTGCTAGATTCGGAGCCAATTATAGTTCATCTAATCCATACGAATATTTTCAAGAAGATGCTATGCCACCAAATGGGTTGCCTTATACTGAAGGTGATGATTATCCTAAAAATCCGAAGAATAAAGATTATCATCGATTAACTTATTCGACTTTAGAAGATCCGATTCCACCTAGATTATATAGATATTCATCAGCAAAACAAAGATGGATCTTTATGGAAGAAGATAAACGTATGAGATCTAATTCAAAAAAACCAACGATATCAAATTATGAAGATAATGGTGTCGATATTACTAAAATAGGCCGTTAAAATGAATTATTATTATAATAATCAGATTAAAAAACATATAGTCCAATTTATGGAAATCTTTAGGGGGTTTGAAGTAAAGACTGGTCGAACTAAAGATGGAACTATCAAATCTATCGATGTTCCTGTTATGTATGGTAGTATGGATAGAGTTTCTGCTGCTATTGCCTCAGGTAATACTCAAAATCAACCATTAAGATTACCCGTAGTATCAGCTTATCTTAGAGATATTACTATGGCATCAGATCGATTTAAAGGTGTCGATACTATAAAAACAATGTCGTATACTCCAGTTGGCGGTGTTTTTCCCGAAGATACTAAAACGATTAGTCAAGTTATGCCTACTCCATTTAAATTATCAATGGAGTTAAAAATATATAGTAGTAATTTGGATTCCCAATTACAAATATTAGAGCAAGTTTTAATTTTATTTAATCCCAGTTTGCAAATTCAAACTTCAGATGCATTATTCGATGGCGGCAAAATTACCACAGTTGAATTAACTAGTATTAGCAATGAAGAAAACTTCCCAGTAATGGGTGAACGCAGAACTATTATTCATACTTTAAATTTTGAATTTATAGTTTATTTGTCTGCGCCGGCTGAAATTAAAAACGATAGAATTAGAACTATTAAGTTACGAATAGCTAGTGTAAATGATACTATGGATTTTGATAATATTGTTTTAGATGATAGGTTAGATCCGAATAAAAGTGCGTTTGATTTATCGGTTTTAGATACCTTGGCATAATTGGGGTATATGCCGATTTAAATTAAATCAATATCATTACATAAATTTATTATTTAAGCCGTTTTATACGGCAAAAGAAAAGCCGTAATCATAACAATTACGGCTTTTTCTATGTAACTTTATGCGGTTACTGAATCGCCGGTTTTTACTAACGTAATTGGTACGTAGATAAACTCGATCGCTTTTGTTGGTTTTAATGCAATATGAACATATAATTCATTACGATCAATCGTGTCTGCTGTATTATTGCTAGTATCGCATAATACCGCGAAGTCATACAAACCACGTTTGATTTTAATGTCATGTAAATACGAATTAACCAATGATGTTACGTTTTTACGTGTAATATCATCATTTGGTTCCATTAAGAAGCGATATAATGCTTTTCTTACACCACGTCTAATAAACATTATCAAACGCGCAACGTTAATACGATCTAATGCCGAATTAAATCCTAAGTTAACGCGAGTTTTTTGACCCCATACCATAACACCATGTTGCAATGAATCATGTATTGGGTTAATATTACATAATGAATATAAACTATCGCGTAAACCTTCATTTAAACGAACTCGTTTAAACATAGCATCTGGCGTACCTAATAAACCTTCAACGTAACCAACCGCATTTACACCAATTGTTCCTGATACTAAGCCTCTATTTGGACCAGCTGGTGCCATCCAAACATAACTTGTATTATCACTATTAGTTAATGCAGCTAACGCGATACCAGAGGCGGCACACATTACATCATATCCATCTAAGTTTGATGCATATCCATGTGGATAATAATAAGCAATCAAACCACGATTATCTGATCTAATATTATTAGATATTGATATAATAGTTGATTGATCAATTGATTGGCCCCAACTAATAACATCACGAGGTGTCATATTCATTGGAGTATCAGCTAATACTAATGCTTCGTATTTTACTTGTTCAACTAAACTTAACATTTCGTCAGCTAATTCTGGGAAACCAGGACATAATACTAAGTTAAATTCATAACCCTCAGATGTAATATCACTACCCATCAAAGGTTCAACTTCCATATTAACACTTGAGTTATCGCGAATAACTTGAACAAATTTATTTACGACTGCTAATCGACGTGATGCATCATCACTACCAATTAAATTATCCGAACCATTATGAGCTGATAATTCTTTTGAGAAGAACCAACTTTGAGTGCGTTCGTATTGTAAACAAACAGTTTTTACTAAATTTCCGAATTGTTCAACAGATATACCATTTACTTTACGGTTATTTAATACCATACTAACATCGCCAGTAAATGTAGCTCCAGTTAATAAAGCAACAGTACCAGATGATGTTTTAGATAAAATAGTTAAAACAGTGCTTCTACCAACATTAGATGCAGTACCCGTATAGATTCCGTCAACTAATGAACCACCGGCATCAACAGTAAATCCATCTGATGCTAAAATATTAACTGATGGTCTGAAATCAATATCAACTAAACCATTAATCACGATTGGTCTAATAGTAATCGATTTTGAAGCCGAAGCCGAAGATGATGGTAATTCGTTTACTGTGTGATTGTTTGGATAATTTTGAACTACAAATTGAGGAATCGAACCAGTTAATCTACCAACAGTATCAACGTAAAGTTCAATATCAACATTCGCTGGAACTTTATTAGTGATATTAATAATATCTAAATCTAATAATTTCGCTGCGTCTGATACTGCATCTGCACGAATAGCATTAATTTGTGTTGGTGTTAATGATGTAGTGGTTGAATTACCTATATTTAAAGTGTAACTACCATAAGAAGCAGTTAAATTACATTCACCAGTTGTTAAATTAACTGTTCCTGCAATTGTAGCTCCATGTAGACGTAATTTACCTTTAATAACTGAACCAGAACCGTCAGTAAAGAATGTTTGTTGTGCACGACCTGTTATTGGTGGCGTTGCTGCTGGGTTAGCTGCAATAGCAGGAATAAACACTGAACCATTATTAAATGAATTACGCATTGAACCGATATCGGTTGGGCGAATCATTTCTCTAAGGCGACCAAGAATACCAGTAAAGTGAGTTGATGCTACTGGTGGTTGGCTAGTTACTGGATCATAAGGTGATGCGTAAACTAAACGAGCGGCGGCACTTAATAAATTTGTTTCTTTAGTAGATTCAGTGTATTGGTTTGTGCTTAAAATTAATCCGTTTGTGTTTTTATTAGTAGCTACTGGTAGATATTGGGAATAACTATACTGTAAATGTCCATTTGCATCTAAAGTTGTATTTTCTACGTTATAAAAATTACCACTTAAAATATTAGAAATGTTAAATCTTAGATATGCACTATCTCTATATTTGTCTGCAAAGGTGCTAGTTGTTTTAGCTAACTCGACCATCGCATTATTAATAATTTTTTCTAATTGTGCATTTTCAGCTTGCATTTCATTCAATTCTTTATAATAAGCGCTATACTTATCAATTAAAGCTTGAGATGCATTTGTTGGAATCGGTAAAATATTACCAGCATCATCCAATAAATCAACTGGAATTTGAATAGATCCACCCAATAATTGAGTATTTCTATTTGCTGTTCTATAATTTTGAACTGCATTTAAATAAATGGTAGCAGCTAATTTTGCATTAGAAACTACATTAGGTGTTGTTTTTGATTCCCAGATATTAGATGCTGTTTCTGTATCATCATCTAAATCGATATCTGCGCGGATAACGTAAGCGCGATTTCCCAATTTTAAAAATTGGTTTAATGCGAACAACCCATATTCATTTCTGCAATCGCCGTGCAAAGGTTGATCGTAAACATCGCGTTTAAAAATCGGAAATCCGTATGCCTCAATACTTTCACGTAATGAAGTAATTAACCGTGGGACGCCAGCTTCGATTGTTCCGTAGGCAACCGAGTTAGTGTTTGGTAAAAGTTTTCCGTATTTGGTGGCGATAAAAAAAAGTGGTACTGTAGATGCCGTTGATGGTAAGTAAATGGACTCATCACTAACAGTTACTTGTACCCCAGGGTTAAGTAATGCCATGTTTTAACTCCCAAAATATGTAATTTAGTATTTTGATATTTATTAGTAGGACATAAATATCAAATATGTATACAGCACACTTAGGAGTCATAAATGGCAACAATTATGGATATCGGTATTGATCCTACCAATATTGGTATGTATCAGCCGAAGCTTAAAAATAGATGGAAAGCGGTGTTTTTAAATCTAGGTGGTCCTAGAAGCACTGCTATTGGGTATGAGTCGATTTTATCTAATGCATTAGAAATGTTATCGTCTGAACCCAATGCAATTACAATGCAATGTACTAATTTTCAAAGACCGTCATTGCAGTTCCAAGAAGTAGAATTACACAGATATAACTCAGTTGCATATGTGGGTTCAAAACATTCATGGAATGAATGTACTATGACGTTAGAAGATGACGTTACCAGTAAAGCAGCTAGAAAATTACGCGAACAATTAGAACGTCAACAATATTTAATTGGTGATTCAGGCCAAATGAATATTTTAGGTGCTGGTTTAGGAACTGCTAATTTATTAGGCACTGCAGCAACTGCATCTGAATATAAATTCGCATGTACTGTTGCGATGTTAGATGGTGGTGTTAATGAATTAGAAAGATGGCATTTGCAAGGTTGCTGGTTTAAATCAGTTAACTGGGGTGATTTGGCTTATTCTGACGGTGAAAAAGTAACTATTGAAGTTACTATGCGTTTTGATCATGCAGTTCAAAGATTCCCAAATGTCGAATATGGTCATGCTTTGGGTGGTGCAGGAAATACCGAATAATTATGAGCGCATATAACGTATTTAATTCTTTTATTCAAGGGGCTATCGTTGGTGTAACTAATGCTGCGATTGGTAAAGTTATACATCGTAGTATACCCCGAGATGGTCAAAATTTATTAGCCGCTCTTGGTGTTAGACGTCCTTTATTAGGGGTTAAAGACCCAGTTGCTAATACTTTGATAACAGCAGGATTAAATTCGGCGATTCATATTATCGGTGCGATCAATTCAGGTTACCTTAATTCTAATAATTATGGTAATTATAATAGTTATAGTAGTAACGGAATTATGGGGCGCAACTTATCGTCGCAAAGCGGGTTATTAGCGTCCCATATTAACGGTTTAACTGATATGCAGGCTGGATTATTGGATAGATGGGAATATTTAACTCCCGGTTTATTCGATAGTTCAATCTCGCAACTTATTTTAAATGAAAGAGCTACCGGGACTATCGCTAATGCAGATGGTATTCCTAGTTTAACGAGAAGTCCATATGAAGAACATAATAATATCAGTACACTTACTGGTGATGATTATTATGCATTCGATATAGTTAATTTTTATCCTAAAGCGAAATATACTTACTTAGTTCATTTTACTTTTTATCAAGAATACCAACCATCATTAGAAGATTCGTTTACTTTTTTAATTAAAAAATTCGATAAACCAAAAATAACAATTAACCACGAAGAAGTTAATTTTTATAATTTTAAATCGCATATACCTAAAAATATTACATACTCTCCAGTATCTTTAGATATACATGATGATATTAGAAATGAATCATTAAACTTTTTGGTTTCTTACTTGCGAAGAGTAAGCCCAATATTTAATCATGAGAGTTCTAAATTATTTGAAACTAATGGTTTAGATTTTTCAAAGTCAACAGCATCGTATTCATTAGTAACTCAACAAAATAATGTTAATATTATAGAAAGTATTAAAGTTTATCATCTATATAATGCTAATAGAACTATGGATATCCACGTTTTCAATAATCCTAAAATTCAAGAAATTAATTTAGGTGATTTTGATATGGCTGATGGTACTAATGGTAGCAATATCGTATTAGAATTTGTTTATGATAATTATTTCTTAAATACGGGAATTGCACCAGAAGTACCAACTAATGTAATATCAGTTTCAGAATTAGCACCAAATCCACGGACCGAAGTTCTAACATCGAAAGGTGCTGAATTAACTGATGATTTAACTAACTTATTGAATGATGCGGGAGATCCATCATCTAAAACTAATGATGATCCGGCTACTTTATCTAAAGCTAAAAATGGTGATTCCATTATTAATCCTATACCGAGTAAATTACCTGAACAAATTAATTTAGGTTTAGAAAATCCTAAATTTGCTAATTCATTACAATTAAATCAAATAAGTCAAGATACAAAAACTCCTAAACTTAATGTAGCTAGTGCAATTAATTCATTAAATAAAGAACCATTAAAAACTCCAAATTCAATTACTGGTTATGATCAAAATACTAGTGCTGGGGCTCAGCGAATAACACCAAACTTCCAATCATACTTAGTTTAATTATGGCAAGGTTTACTCAGGGTTTATATACGCCGAATAATCCCGAAAAATATATAGGTGATATTGAAAAAATTAGATTTATGTCTTCTTGGGAATTATCTATGCATAAATTTTTAGATAATAATACCAAAATAGTAAGATGGAGTTCGGAAACTATCGCTATTAAATATATTAAACCAACCGATCAAAAAATTCATAGATATTTTCCAGATTATTACGTTGAATATATTAATACTCAAAATCAATTAAAAAGATGTATTATCGAAGTTAAACCCCACGCACAAACTAAAGTATCCAGAGCTAAAAAACCAAAAAATAAGTTATACGAAGATATTCAATATGCCGTAAATCAAGCAAAATGGCATGCATGCAAACATTTTTGCGATATGAATAACATCGAATTTAAGATTATTACCGAAAAACAAATGTTTCGAGTCTAATCAACGAGTTATCCCAAAATAAAATCAAAATTATACAATAATATAATATATAACCCTTTAATTTTGACGTATTTCATGTCCTTTTATATACGCCTAAAATATAGGTATATAAATATTTTTTATTTAAGACATGGACAATTTAATAGAACACCCATTTGAAGACTTATTCGATATAGAATCTGGAACTACTGTATTGCCTGAATTAGTAGAAGAAGAAGTAAAATTAACTAATTTTGATCTATTCGACGATAAAGATATTGAAATAGAGCAGCAATACGAAACAATTTACAATGCGGCTTTTGCTGCATTTACTAATCAATGTATGGCTGTAGAACGAGGCGCTGATCCAGGGCATACCCCTAGAAATATGGAAGTTGCTAATCAATTTTTAACTACTGCATTAAATGCAGTTAAAGAAAAAGCTGACTTAAAACATAAGAAAGAAAAAAATAGAGTCGTTAGTTCTAAAAATATAACTAATAATAATTTAATCATGGATAGAAAGGATATCTTAGATATGATTCAAAATGGAACACTAAAATGAGAAGAACCCAGCTTAAAATGCCGGGTGAGTTAAGTGAATATTCTGCGGAATCGGTTCAAAATTTAATTCAATGCGCAACGGACCCAATATTTTTCATATTAAATTTTTGTAAAATTACCCACCCGGCAAGAGGTATCGTTCCTTTTGAATTATATGAGTTCCAGCGAGAGATGGTGGAGTCATTCGCTTTTAATCATAATACTATTGTTTGTGCTAGTCGACAAGTAGGTAAATCACAAACATCATGTGCGTTCCTTTTATGGTATGCTATCTTTCATAAAAACAAAGAAATATTAATTGTATCTAATAAAGCAAAGAATGCTAAAGATATGGTTAATCGTATTGTGTTTATGTATGAAAATTTACCCAATTGGATAAAACCAGCTATTAATCCAACAAATTGGAATAAATTAGAAATTTCATTTGAAAATGGTAGTAGAATAGTATCAGAAAGTACGACTACGAATAGTGGTCGTGGTATGTCTATATCATTATTATTTTGTGATGAATTTGCTTTCATAAATCCAACTATAGCAGAAGAATTTTGGACTAGTATACGCCCCACATTATCAACTGGCGGTAAATCGATTATAGCTAGTACACCAAATGGCGATGATAATTTATATGCCGAATTATGGCGCGGTGCGTCAGCTGGAACTAACGCATTTAATGCATTATTTGTTCCTTGGGATTCAGTTCCCGGTAGAGATGACGAATTTAGAAAAAAAGAAATCGCGATTATCGGACCTGAAAAATTTGCCCAGGAATATGAATGTGAGTTTATTTCAAATGATCCATTACTATTTAGTTCTAGATACGTAATTACATATAAAACCGATCCATTACCAGAACCTGATGCTAGAGGTGTTGTTTGGTTCGATACTATAGACAGTAATAAAACTTATTTAATCGCCGTAGATCCAGCAACCGGTAGCGGTAGTGATTATACAGTCATTGTTTTATATAACTTCCCAGATCTACAGCAAATTGCCGAGTTTAGAAGCAATGTAATGTCATCACCCCTTGCTTATAATATTATTAAGTATATGCTTAAATTATTACAATCAAAAGGAGTTGAAAATGTTTACTGGAGCTTAGAAAATAATGGCGTAGGTGAAGGGATGTTAAGTCTACAATCAATTGATGAAAATCCAGTCGAAATCGGCGAATTACTTTCAGATAAAGGAAAACGGAGATTAGGATTTAATACCGGTAAAAATAAACTTACTTTATGTATCACTTTTAAACAGATGTTCGAATCCGGTCGCATTAAAATCAAATCTAAAAATACAATAAACGAGATGAAAAACTTTGTTCGTAAAAATGGATCATATTCCGCTAGGTCTGGGTCTACTGATGATACAATATCAGCTCATCTTATATTAATGCGCATGTTAGATGAATTAGTTCGATATGAAGATGATGCATATGCACTAATGTATGAATCCGACTTCATCAATGAATTTAATGATGATACAAATTATATCGAACCTACACCAATAGTAACTAGTTCCGGTGATAGTGAAATGGACGTTTGGAGTTGGTACGAAAATCATCGATAATACTTTAGTATTATAGTATAATACCCCATTTACTATGGGGTATTATCATGCAAATTAAAAAATCAGCGGTAAATGCAAGTAGTGGAATTATTAATATAACTGAACTCTTTGATATTAGTAAAGATTCATCGAAATATATAGTTTTAAATTTATATAATGATATGAATTATTTTAATACGGTTAAATCTGGGGCTGAAATTATAGCTGGTTCTTCTACTATAAAACCCTCGTATTTTTATCCCGGAACTGAAAGTACTAGTGTTATTTTTACGTATAAAAATGGAATTTATACTAATAGTAAATACGGGAAATTAACCGATATTAAAATAGCTAACACCACAACCAATAATAACGTCGCAGTCGTCTCATTAAGCGCAGTAAATTATATAGATCCGACATTTACTTCATTAGTCGATATGCCTAGTGTTTATTTAAATGATATACGAGGAACTGAAGTAACTGCTTCTATCATCAATCAATCGAATGTAACTAATGCTAGTTCATTAATCGATATCGCTAAATCATTCGTCGGTAAAGTCTGGAGTATGGGTGGTTATTGGACTTTATTAAATACTATCGCATCATTATACGGATCATCATTACCAATTAGTAGTATTGGATATACTACAACGCCGGAAAGTAACGATAAATGGATTTTAAAATATAATGGTATTAAACCGGTTGGTGATTGGAAATCATTAATTAGCCCAGGTGATATTATTTTTATGAGTAATACTAATGATTATGGGGGTGGGGCTATTTGCGTTTCCGGTAAAGGGCCTAATGCTATGGTAATCGATAACGTTATTACTAAAAATAACATTATCGATAGTAATTATATTAAAATAGCAGAACCTCATTTATTTAGTTCTGAGGATATCTATAATTCACCTAGTAATCGAGTGTTTATATATTCATATAATGGCAGTTTAACTAAAACACCAGTTATAACAAAAACCGTAGTTCAACCTAAAGTTGTAATGACCGATACACCAAATATTAATTATACCATACCGGGAAAAAATGGGGATATAACTGTATCACCAGTCCCAGATAAAGTATTCGGTCCAGGCCAACATATTACATCATTAGGTCAAATGACTTTATTTTATCCGAGTAAAAACGGAATTATTATTTCTGGATATAAAGAAGATCAAGTTACGGTATCCATTTCGAATTTACCTGATTGGGCTAAAGGAATTGGGTTAACTCCAATGAAAGATGGTGTTTATAAAATTGCAGTAACTGGGACTTTAAAAGATTTATCAGTAACTGATTATATAAATTTAATAGTGGATACTAAGTTATTAGTCGATATTAAAGATATGTCATGGAAAGCAGGTTATCAGAGTACTTTAAGTATAAATAAAGGATCTACGGATAAGTATTATGTGGTTTGTAATAACAAAGAAGATATATCTTGGATGAAAATAGACCAAGTTAAAGGCGAAATTAGCGGAGTCCCACCTTTGAGTGAATGGGGGGCTGATTTAAATTTAACGGTATATCAACAAGCAAATTATTATGCTCCACGATATAATGTGGATGATTTTACAATACATATTACAAATCCGATAAATCTAATAGGAGCTCCGACGGGCGGTTCATATTTTTCTTTTTGAGATTTTTAAATGACCAGTTCTACATTATACGTAAACTTTTCGAATAACGCATTAGATAGAAAAGCAACAATTCCATTAGCACCAAATTCGGTTGATACGACATCAACATCATTGCGGTTACATGGTAGAGGTTCGCCTAATTACGGATCTGACTTATGGACTAATATGATCAAAATTATGGAAAACTTCTGTTCTCCTGATGATCCAATTTATCCAACTGAAGGTCAATTATGGTATAATGCCGGCACTAAACAATTAAGCATTTATACTCGCAATTCAGATAATGCTTATTTTTGGGATGCATTAGCGTACGATAATAAACCTATAACAATCCCACCGGATTTAATAAAAGGGTTTATTAAAGATAATGGAACTATTCCGATGGTCGCCCCATTAATCTTAGAATTAGAAACTTACGATAAGAATGATTTACCGTTAATTACGACGCAGACTCAATTAACGCATGCAACCTCTAGAAAATACGTCGATCGCAAAATTTCAAAATTAGAATCATCGATAATAACATTAGATAATTTAAAAGATAAATTATTGTTATTAACTGACCTCCCATTCTTATATAAAACATCCGGTAGTGCTGATGATCAGCGTACTATGAGTAATGTTCTGATATTGGTTGATGAATTTAATAGTAGTGGTAATTTATTAACGCCGACTAGTAGAGCTAATCGATTAAATGCATCATCTAGAGCTTATGTTGATTATCAAGTTAGTGAATTAAAAAATTATGTCGATAAAAAACCGGCCGCTGCAACGCCGAATAATACGGGTTTATCTGAAGCTGATTTAGCTGCAGCTTTAGCAAAATTAACTGGAGCTAATAATCCATTTATTAAGAAACGAAGCTCTGCCGTAGTTGATCGAACAATGATCGACCAATTAATTTTACCGACATATAGTTTACCGTTAAGTAGTAAAGATAATGAATTAGAAGCAGCATCTCGCAAATACGTAGACGATTCAATTGCTTCAAAAACTACAGCTGCTACGAAAGCACCAAATGTTAGTCAGTGGTATATAGAATATCCAAATGGAATGGTTACTATCTACGGAGAATTAACCGAAGCTGATTCTACCACATTTATAGAAAATTCATGGGGAGCAAAATCCGGTCTTCCTGCATTGGGTATGAAACGATATTTTAGAAAATGGAATATATCATTACCATTCGATCTACACCCGAATTATATTATTAAATCCGATGTAATTACTAATACCTCCCCCGAAATTAACAAGTATGCAAAACAAACTTATGACCCATTACAAGGCGATTGGGGTAGTGGGTATAAAGTTACCAATCACGGCGTAGGGGATCAGTGGCAAGTGGATGGTGTAGTTCAACCAACTAATATGACAAAAAATTCATTATCACTTCGATTCGTTTATAAAACGTATGTTAAAATAGTCGACGCGGTTACGACAGAAACAATTATTCAATACCCAGTTACTTACACAATCACCGGAATTAAAGCATAAAGGATATTAACGAATGGCAACAGATCATTTATATACCGTTACTTATAGTGACACAAATACAGGTAAATCGCCGTTTACTATACGCTACGGTGAGTTTAATAACGAAAATACATCTCTTACTCTATATGGATATGGTGCTAAAGATTATGGTTTGGGTTTAACTGAAAACTTTGTTAAATTATTAGAAAATTTTTGTTCTTATCAAGATCCATCGCATGCAACTGAAGGCCAGTTGTGGTATAACCCGAGAAATAAACAATTATCATTATACGTTAAAAAAACAAAACCAGATGGTTCGGCTAATGGTTATAAATGGACTGCTATAACACCAGTTATTGGATTTGATGGTAATATACAAGCAGTTGATCCAAACGATGCTGCTGCTAATGTTACTAATGCAGTTTTTACTAATACATTAAAAGATTATTTGCATAAATCGGGTAGGTTTAACGATTCGGCTGGTAATTCACAGCCATTCACTATGACCGGTAATCTTATATTATTAGATGATTCAACTTGGTATAATCAAGATGGTTCTATATCAACAACCAATACTGATCCAAATCTTGGTTTATATGCCACTCCAAAAAAATACGTCGATCTTAAAGTAAAAACTGAAATTGATAATCAATTAAAACTTGTTGATTTATCACAAACTCAATCTGCAATATTAGCGGCGTTGAAAAATATGACGGAGTTACCTTTTATCTTTAATGATAATAAAGATCCGTCAAAAAGAACAATGAAAAAAGGTAATGAATTGTTTTTAAGAGACCAATCGGATCTTAAATCAGTTTCGGATAATGAAGCAGTCTCGAAATCATACGTCGTTGCAGCTATATCATCTGCAAATTCAAATCCATTAGATAAATTATCATCGACTCAAAAAACACTAGATGCATTAATCGAATTAGCTAAAGGTGATACCGCTCCATTTATTAAAAAATCGGGCGATAAAATGAATACCGATGCGGTTTTGCAACTGAGAGATCAGAAAGGTAAAACTTTAGTCGCAAATGAAGCTATTACTCATGAATATCTAGAAGAGCGTTTAGCTGGAGCTATCGCACCACCAACGGTTTCAGGAACTGGACTTAGTAGTGTTTCTTATACGAAAATGGAAGACGGAACGTTAATGGTTTACGGAACCGTTCGAAATTTTGATTATGGTAGTTATGACGATAAAATTACTGAAATTATGACTTGTGAGCCTGTTTCTTGGGCTAATATATCAGGATGTCCCCCATTTATCAATAACGATTTCGCGGTTCAATTAACAGATAATAATCAAGATTTTTCAGTTGCTGGAGTTTTATATAAATCGGCATTTTGGCGTTTCCGTGGTGGTTGTTGGGGCGGAAATACGAAATATTTAGGTTACCCGAATTGGAATGGTGCTTGGTATAATTCGAGAACAACCTCCGGATCTAAAGATCTTAGTAATGTTTGGTCCTCAGCACAAAGAGCGGCAGTATCAAAACATGCTCACGATGCAACTAACGGTAATGGTAACGGCAAAACAATGAATCCATCATTCTACGTATTCCCAATAGTTTATCAATCCCACGCTAAAACAACAACTAGTTTCCATATCGGTGGATGGAGTTATCGCCCATTAGCGTGGGATTATGTTCGCAATATGGTTTCTTGTAATTTTACCGCGATTGGGCGCTGGAAATAATGAATTATACAATTAATTTTTCAGATCCAAGTAAAGCAGATAGTATTACTGTAAGTAGTAATACTATCGATACATCAACCCCTCTGCAATTAATTGGATACGAAACTACTGAGTATGGCGACGAATATTGGACTAATATTTTACGCATAATGGAACATTTTAGTTCCAAAACAGCACCTAGTAATGCATTGATAGGACAGATGTGGTATCGATCATCTGATAGTTCCGTTTTAATTTACCAAGCACCAAATGAATGGATTGATTTATCGAATGATAATATTATAGATACCACAAATTATATTTCTACCTATACATCAAATACAGTAACTAATTTAAAATTAGCTGATGATGAATCGGGTGATACTGTTTATTCCGGCGAAACTAAAAATAGTAATCATGCGGCAACGAAACAATTTGCAGATAATTATAAATCATGTGGTATTAAAAACGTTACATTTAGTGATTCCGATATAACTTACTCTTATACACTATATCCAAATAAGTTCGTTGTTATGAATGGAGTTAATACTAGTTCAGGTTATAAAGTAATGTTACCATTTACTATGAAAGATAATGATTATGCAGTAGTCTGTACCAATACTGATAAAACTATGCATTATTCAATTACTAATAAAGCGCCCGATACCTTCACCCCAAATGGAAATAATTGGTTATTAGTAGGATATACATTATGAATTATACAGTAACTCATGCAAATGGCGATAATTTAATAGTCTACGCCAATTCATTAAATGATGCAACTTCGATTACCATGATCGGTCAAGGTTATACCGATTATGGTCAAATATTTTGGGGTAATTTCGTTCATATTTTAGAAAATTTTAGTAGTCCGCATGCACCACCTAGACCAATAACTGGCCAAATATGGTATGATAATTATAATAAATTAGTTAAAGTTTATAATGGAACTAATTGGGATGCAATTAACGGCCCAGCTACGGATATGTCTAGTTATTCGACTATTAATAACTCGCAAATGACTGGTCCATTAGAGTTAACCGTAATACCGACAACTGATAATTCGGTCGTAACTAGAGAATATATTGAATTAAAAAAATTCACGTTTAAAGAAGAAACTAATGATTATGTTTTATTCGATAATAATTATGTGATTATAAACTTAATGATTTATCCGAATAATCGAGTCGTTACATTACCTAAAGTTATGGCAGATACTAATTATTCAGTATTGGTTACTTTACACGGCGAAGGTGGTATTCATACAAATACTCATAGTAAAACAACGACTGGTTTTACAGTAGCTAGTAATTCGACTACTGGTACTATATCTTGCATAGTAATGGGATTCGCAAAATGACATTAAAAATTGAATTTGCTAACAGATCAAAAGCACCAATTTACGTAAAAGATTATGAATATAATAATTTAACATCAATCAATTTAGTTGGAAGATACGTAGAAAATTACGGTGAAATAGTTTGGACTGACGTCTTACGCATATTAGAAAATTGGGCTAATGAAGTTCCGCCATTAAGACCAACCGAAGGTCAATTTTGGTATGATACTTCAAATAAACAATTAAAAGTAAATATCTCTAGACAATTAGGTCAGGGTGATTGGGTTAATGTCGGAACTAAAGAACAAACGGTACCAACCGGAGTTTTAAAATTAAGTGGCGGCCTATTAAATAATGAATTGTTTATTACTAATGATATAGTAGCAGAAAATGACCCGGCTACGAAATCGTATGTAGATGCGAACTGTGTAGTTAAATTAAAATCAGATAATTCAAAATATCAATATAATATATTAAGTTTTTGTAATTATGCAACCATTAATGGTAATATACCACAAAGTAAGTTATCAACTGGTGCATACAAAGTTACATTACCTATTGTTATGAAAGATGATAATTATTCGGTAATATTATCTCCATCGACAACAACACCAAATGGTTTAATTCCAACTAATGCACCATTAGGTCATCATTTTTTTATAAGTAATAAAACAATTAATGAATTTACTATTGGTGTAGATACTTCTTTACCAGTAAATTGCGAAATTGATTTTACAGTTATTGGTTATGCGGCTTAGGATTTGGATTATCTAGACCATGATAAATATTTGATATTTTATTTTTAAGTGAATTCGACATATGGCATATACAATAAAATTTACTGATCACGCATCTGACGTAGGTAAAACTTCATTTACTATCGATCCTAATACTACGGATGGTCCTGGCGGCGATACTACCCATACCTCATTAACACTGTATGGAAGAGGTTATTCTAATTACGGTGAAGGATTATGGACTAATTTGGTTCATATGCTCGAACATTTCTGCGGTCCAGATAAACCACCCCAACCGACCGTCGGTCAAATATGGTATGATAGTGCAGCAGACGTATTACATGTTTATAAAAATTTTATCGATGATACTTCGCACAATGAGACTAAAGATTGGGTTGCATTATGTGATACTAAAAGTATTAAAAATAGTTTATCACTTTATTTAAAAACTGGCGATTTATTAACTGAATTAGGCAATATCAGCACCCCAGATAAATTATTCGGCGTTAATGATTTTACCCGCGGATTACATTTATTTTTAGATGGTGGATATTTACCAATAACGGGCGGCACATTAACCGGTAACTTAATTTTACCAGTAGATGAAACCTTAGATGATTATCAAGCGATTTATTATAAATTCTTAAAAGATAATTATTTAACTAAAGCTGATTTTGATGATGCATTATCTCGTTTATTGATGCCACCAGCTACTGCATTAAATATTGGGTTTGAAGGTAGTTTATTCGGTACTGGTTTAGACGTAGTTAAAAACACTGAATTGCTTGGTTATGATGTCGAGGAATGGGGTATCGGTATTGATATGACGAACCCAGCTGCACCTCCTGCATCGACGGGTGGTGGTTTAGGTAGTAATATTAATAACAACAGTACGGATCCAGCTAGTTCAATTTATTTGCAATTGAAAGTTCCGTCCGATGCTAAACGATCTACATTAACTGGTGGATTAAAATTAGATGGTTCACTTACATTATTGAATAATAGTACTATTCAATTAGTAGAAGATGGTTCGAATATTGATGATCCATTAACTAGTTTAGTTAATGGTGCTAATACCATCGACCCAGCTAAAGCATATCAAGCAGCTACTAAAAAATATGTTTATGATAGAACGACCCCAAATTACGTAGCTGGAAAACTTAAAGGTAATGTATTCTTCGTAGATGCAGTTCAAACCGCTATAGCAAGTTCATTACAAACCATAACTGATTCGATAGCTACATTGAGAAATTCATTAGCTGGTATGATTGGTGTAGGTCAAACTTGGCAAGATATGAAGGCATCGAGAGTATCAGGAACTACATATACTAATAATACTGGAAAACCGATACAAATAATAGTTACTCTTGCTGATACTATGGGTAGGTCGACTGTTGAAGTAATAGTTGGTGGTCTTGTTATTATCCCGGCAGTAGATTATGATATCGCTTCTGGATCAGCAACTTTTTGCGTCCAGATTATAATTCCAAATAATACGGATTATAAAATAACTCATACTGGCTCTAGTGCCGGTTCAATCCATTCGTGGTTCGAATTAAGATAATATAAAATTATATAATACATCATTATAATTATAATGATGTATTATAATTACATTTTAAACGTATCGAACTGTTTTATATCGTTTTATAATATCTTTAACTAATTCAGCAAATTCCGGATATACTGGATGTATTTGTCTAATACTTTCGTATGTAGTCCAAGCATTATATAACGCATTACCATCTATCGGCGATATACGGACGCTTAATTTGCGCATAATCGAATCCGCCGCTTGAAATTCGGATTTTAATACAAGTTCATAAAACTGATCAACCATATCGCCTAAATAAACGACTGGCGGTAATGATTGTTCGACTTCTGCTTCTGCATAATTAATAATCGGAAAAGTTCCATCAACTGTACCACACCATATACAATACGATATACTAAAAATAGAACCATCGTATTTAAATCCTAATATATCAGCTGGTGCTTTAGGCCAAGCTCCCCGAACTTCAATATTATCATCACATTTTGTAAAAACAGTAATTAATTGATTTTGACATTTTTTACAAGTCATATAATCTCCATAAAAATGCCCTCATATGAGGGCATTTATTTTATAAGTAAATCCGTTCTTGCCAATCATGATCGGATTGGCAATCAACACATAAATCACAATTTTTATGTATCGATAGAACTATTCGCTGTCTCGCTAGTGGAATTATATCACCACAGCTGTCACATTCTTTATTTGGGTCTAATCGTAATTCGATATTACCTTTCGGTGATCGATTACCTAATATTTTTTGAATCGCAAAATTACGTTCGGCTTCTTCCACTGCCGATGCAATATCGCATTCATCCATTACCTCATTATTCATATTAATTCCTTTTAAAAATAATATGGGTTATGCGTATTATTAAATGAATCCACTCTAAAATAATGTATCTCCCTTAATTGATATATTACGTTATTATCTATCATCTCCGAATCATCGAATTTAGTAGAGCTGATATTGCAGTATATATCCTGATATAATGGAGATATTGCATTTCTAAACATATACAATTTATTATTTTTAATGCATACGCAAGCAAATGATCCTTCGATATCGGATAATTTATTAAAATCTTCTGATATGTATTCGCCTAATAATTGCGTATCCCATTGATGTTTACTATTTATAATCTCATTTATTCGTTGTACTTCTTGTGTTTTAATAATACCATTATGCAGTAATTTAATGGTATTATTTACATATGGATGTATGCGATCGAATGATTTTACTAACCCACCAGTAGGTGCTTGACAATGTCCTAAGATATAATCATCAGTTTGAACATTATCTAATAATTTAAGATTAAAATCCCCGAATCCCTTAAAAGTTAAAGTAGTTCCTTCTGGTCGATATAAAGTTAACGAATGACTAAAAGCTCCTCGATATCGATTTAACTCTAATAACTCAATGAATTTATCTTTATTGTAACTACCGATAATACTACACATAATTATACCTTAGGCTGAATTAATTAAATTACCACGAAATTTCTTTTGAATAAGGAACCGGGTCAACTAAATTTAAATTTTTAAATGCCATAATCCTTTCAGCACAAGATGCACAAATACCACACGATACACCATTTTCATCAGCATCATAACAAGTTAATGATAAACTATAATCACAATCTAATGCTAACCCAATTTTTAATTCCTCGGTCTTATTTAACGAAACAAGCGGAGTAAAAATTTCAATTTTATTCAATCTATTTAAATTCGCTACATTTTGCAATGATTCTACAAATTCAGGAGTAGTATCCCAATAGTTATATTGATCATTAGAATTTAATCCTAATGCAATCGCCCCACAATTATTTGCTTCAGCAAATGATAATAACATAGATGAAAATAATAAATTACGAAATGGAATATAAGAAACCACTTGCGGATTACCTAATGCTTCGATAATAGTAGGAACTTTAATATCAGATCCTTGAATATTAGAAGAAACTCCTTTGCTAATATCGCCTAAGAATGAAACATCAACTAATTGATGGTTAACTCCTAATTTATCGCAAGATTTTTTAGCTACTTCTAATTCGTAACTTTGCTTTTGTTGATAATAAAAACTAATAGCATGAACATTTTCAGCTCCGTACTTATGTTTTAACATATAAAGTAAAGTCGTGCTATCTAACCCACCAGATAATGATAAAGCTACTTTTTTAGTATCTGGGAAATAAACATTTTCTAATTCAGTCATATCAATCTCAATATTAATTAAAAAATAATATTATACTACTTTTTAAATAAAATATCAATACATTTAAATAGACATCAAAATCCGGGCATAATAGGCCTATATTTCCAAGATAAATTAAAATCAATGGTAATATATAAGATTAATTAAAATTGGCTATAAAGCCAAAATTAAACAGGGATTTAACATAATAAATATCAATTTTAGGAGTGTTACATGTTATTACAAGAATTAATGGGGAATCCTAGCCATTACGAACACGATCAATTAATTAAAAAAGCTATTAAAAAATATGCAAAAGATCCATATATGATTATTGATAGTGCGGTTGGTTTAGTTCATAAAGTTTATAATGAATTGGGTTTACCCATCCCGACATTATTAAGTGATCCAGAATACGATAATTTTAATGCGAACAATATATTCGCAGTTAAACAATTACAAAAAGCAACGATGGATGGCGTCAGAGACGATAGATGGAAAATAACTAAAGATTCTAGTCCGTTTTTAAAAACAACCAAATAATACGAAGTATTGAATATTTAAGTAGTATGAGTTATAATATACTTTTTTAATATAAAGAGTATATAATATGGCAAATCAATATAGATTATCTGAGCAGTTCTTTTCAATACAGGGCGAAGGTCAATATGCGGGCTCGCCATCATTATGGGCTCGTGTATTTGGTTGTAATCTTAAATGTCCTAAATTTCCATGCGATACTGAATATAGTTGGAATGGTGATTATAAAGATGATGCGTCATTAGTTACTGCATCACAAATAGTCGATAATTGGGTTGAAATGCTTAAAACCAAAGAAAATCCAGCTGGTGATTTAATACATCCGATCACTCGAAATATTATGCATATGGTAATTACTGGAGGTGAACCATTATTACCTAAATATCAACGCATGTTTGTTGAAGTTTATCGTGAATTAGCAGATCGTTATAATAAAGAGCAACCATTTTATGCGACGATCGAATCTAACGGAACTCAATCATTATCTACTGAGTTCGAAGAATTTATGAATCAACCATACGGTATAAATGATCCGTATTTTGATGTTTTATTTTCATTTAGTCCGAAATTAGAAACAGTTAGCGGCGAAAAAAATGCAATTAATTATGAAAATATTATTCATATAATGTCTGAATATTCAGTTCAATTGAAATTTGTTTGTGATGCTACAGCTGAGTGCGAAGAAGAATTGGATTACGTAGTTAATAAATTATCATCGATGTGTACAAAATCATTATTAACGGATAAATTATGGGTAATGCCGCTAGGAACTACACGTGACGATCAATTACAGATTGCACCTATTGTAGAAAAATATCAAGCAAAAGGATATAAAATTGCGACAAGAAATCATACGTATATTTGGTCG